TGGCGCTGAGACAACGGAGCAATAACAATGGCTATTACATCAGCAATCTGCAACAGCTACAAGCAAGAGATTCTTGAAGGCGTACACGCAAGCGGCGACACTTACAAGATTGCTTTGTTTACCGATGTGGCTACGCTAGGCGCAAGCACCACAACGTATGCCGCAACCAACCAAGTTATTGACGGATTTGCCAAAACAAAAGCAATTGAGGCTAAAATAACAATAGGCAAGGTAAATGCTTTTGGTCTTATTGTTATAAACGGCGGGGCGGTTCTACAAAGTGTAAGCGCAGTGGCGCAAGTTCCTAACCTACAAGCCAACGGTGTTTTGGGTATATCCGAAGAAGAATTAGTATTATTTTTAATGGCTGCCTAGCATTTAGGCAAGGACGGCAAAATGAATATTCAGCGCAAAAATATTGGGCTAAAAGATATTGAGATTAAGATGGTCGCAAATGGCGGCTTTTCTGGGTATGCCTCTGTCTTTGGCGGTGTTGATAGTTATGGCGACACAATTGAGAAAGGCGCTTATAGTGGCATAATCCAGCAGATACAGCGCGGTGAAATGTATATGCCCAAAATGTTTGTTAACCATAAATCTTTTGATATCCCGATTGGAAAGTATATTCAAATCGAAGAAGACGAGAAAGGTTTGTACATGGAAGGCGAATTTACCAAAGGCAATCCAGACGCTGACAAAATTAAAGCGGCTATGACGCATGGCACTATTGATGGCCTGTCCATTGGCTTTATGATTGGCAAATATGAGATGGTCGAAGACGGCGACAATTTACGTCGTGTCATTAAGTCGATTAAAGAACTACCTGAAGTTTCAATAGTGACTTATCCAGCAGATGAGAATGCTCGCGTCGATTTGACAAGCGTTAAGTCTGCGTTGGATAATATTAATACTTTAAGAGATTTTGAAAAGTTCCTGCGGGATGTAGGTGGCTTTTCAAATAACCTAGCAAGAGAAACGGCAAAGTCTGCTAGGTTGTTATTTTCTCAAATGGAGTTTGAGGAAGCCGAAGTTATGCCGAGTGAAAAGCAAGATACTGATATTCAACGTCAAATAGCACTTATGCTATTAAATTCTCGAACTCTATAAAGGAAATTATTATGTCTGATATTAGCGAAATTAAAGCCCTTGCCGAAGTGCAAGGCACATTGCTTGAAAAGCATCGTGAGCTGAAAGGCTGGATGGAAAAGGCTAATGGCGAAATCGAAGTCGCCCGTACCGTTTCAGTTGAGACAAAATCTGCCCTTGAGAAGTTAGCAGACCAGAACGCCTCTTTGGATGACAAGTGCTTGGAAATCGAGCGCCGTGTGGCTGAAGGTTTTGAGGTTGCTAAACAAGCAGCCACTGAAACTGCCGGAGAGATGCTCGTCAAAAGCGACAGCTTTAAAGCAATGGTCGAAGGTCGTAGCAAGTTTGCTCGCGTGGAAATGAAAACGGCTATCGTTAACGCCACTGGTCAGAACCAGCCTTTGGTTCCTTCTGATCGTTTGGTTGGTATCATCAACAACCCCAACCGTATCTTGACAATCCGCGACGCTTTGCCAGTTGGACGCACAACCTCTAACCTGATTGAGTTCACGAAAGAAAATGTCTACACGAACAGCGCTGGCCCTCAGTACGACAGCCCCGCTTTTGAGAATGTGACAAAGCCAGAGTCAGGCATCACCTTCACTTTGGCTACAGCCGCTGTGGTAACTTTGGCTCACTTTATTCCCCTGTCACGTCAGGTGTTGGAAGATTCACCACAGATCGAAAGCTATGTTAACGGGCGCTTGAGCTTTGGATTGAAGCTGGAAGAGGAAGACCAGTTGCTCAACGGAAATGGCACCTCTGGCAACATCAGTGGCTTGCTAAACTCAGGCAACTTTGTGGCCTACAGTCGTGCTGTTACTGGCGACACCAAGTTGGACACGTTGCGTCGTGCTATCACTCAGGCTCAGTTGTCTGAGTTTATGGCTGACACAATCGTTCTTAACCCAGCTGATTGGGAAGAGATCGAGTTGCTGAAGGCTACTGATAACCAGTACGTTTGGAGCAATCCGGTCGCTATGGCTGGCCCACAAATCTGGGGCAAGGCTGTTATTCCAACCAACTCAATCACTGCTGGTACGTTCCTTGTGGGCGCTATGCAGATGGGCGCTCAGGTCTGGGATCGTCAGGACGCTAATGTGCAAATTTCTTATGAAGATGGCGACAACTTCAAAAAGAATATGGCAACCCTGCGTGCTGAAGAGCGTTTGGCTTTGACTGTTTATCGTCCTGCTGCTTTTGTCAGTGGCTCGTTCTAAACTTGTTTAGGCAATAAAATCGGGGCTAAGGGCTAACGCTCTTAGTCCCTTTTTACTTTAGGAATTGAAATGGAATTAGTTGACGTAGTGGCTATGGCTCACTTTGAAAATCCCCAGACAGGCGCGGTGTCCCGCAAGCAACGCCTACGCATAAGCAAACAATTGGCAGACTATCTAGACTCACTTGGGCTGGTTACTTTTGTAAACCCCATCGTGACGGCAGTCAGAGAATACCCCAAGACAGAAGCGACAGACCTTGGTGGGGACGAACCGTCTACGTTGTCGCCACAGGCCCCAGCCTCACTGAGCGAGACTGCCAAAATATTCAGACGCGCTCGGCGCAGGAAGGCAGGCGAATCCTAGCCGTTAAGGACTCTTGGCGGTGGTTGCCCAATGCAGATGCGATGTATGCTTGTGATGACCACTGGTGGGACAGGTACGTTGCAAAAATCAAACGAGACTTTAGCGGCGAGCTTTGGACGCAATCGGAAAAGAGCGCTAGAAAATATGGAATCAAGTTATGGCAAGGCCAATCAGTTGCAGGACTTGGACGTGAAAAAATACACTTTGGAAACAACTCAGGCTACCAAGCAATCAATCTTGCATACTTACTCGGTGCAAAGTCGATTATCTTGCTTGGGTTTGACATGAAGCGCCAAGCAGGTAAGACACATTTTTTTGGCGATCATCCTTACCACAGAAACACGCAAGGCCCAGACGATCAGGTTATGCAGCGCTGGTGTAGAAACTTTGTGAAATTGGCGGCTGACTTAAAGTCTGAGGGCGTGACGGTCTACAACTCCACTCGAATAACAGCATTGACAGCATTTGAACAAAAGGACTTAGAGAAATGTTAACCATCTTTTGTGGCTACGATGATAGAGAGTCGGTTGGAACACACGTCTTTATGTCTTCAGTGCTAGAAAGAAGTTCCGTTCCCGTTGCCTTTGTGCCAATAAAAATGCAAGGCGTTAAGGATGGAGGCACTAACCAATTTACGCTTTCCCGTTTTCTAGTGCCGTATTTAATGGACTACAGGGGCGAGGCGATTTTTGCAGACGCTGCGGATATGATTTGTTTAAGCGACATTGCAGAGTTGGCGGAAACACTTAAAGAACAGCAACACGCAGTAAAAGTTGTAAAGCACAAATACAGCACACGCAATGCGGTTAAATACATTGGCACACCCATGCAAAGTGCCAATCAAGACTATGACAGAAAGAACTGGGCAAGCCTGATGCTAATCGACTGCGAGCATGCAGCGTGGCGAACGATGACACCAAAGGCTGTCAACACATTTAAAACCCTAGAGCTTTTACAGCTACGATTCCTCGATGACTTAGAAATTGGCGAGTTGCCACAAGAATGGAATCGCTTGGTAGACGAAGGGCAAGCGATTGAGGGTGCAAAGATTTTGCACTGGACGGCGGGGATACCTGGCTTTGAACATTACAAAAACGCAAGAGGGGCTGATTTTTGGCGGCAAGAATGCAAACGCACAACTCACCCACTACTTACATTGTAAGCGGCGCTCAAACGTCACCCATTTTTGGCAAGGCATTTGCTGAGGGTTGCGGCGGCATTGTAGCTACAAATACTGAATTGCTTGATGGCTCGGTTGCGATGTTTGGCCATCCCAACTTAATGCCGTTATTGAGCCAAGCGCGTTCGGATGGAAGGGATTGGTACTATGGGGACAAGGCATACTTTTGTAGGGCAACACATTACCGAATAACTAAGAATGCTTTTATGCACGACCTCAACGGTGAGCCTAGTAAAGACAGGTGGCGACGCTTAAGGGTTTCGGTTCAAAGTTGGCGCGAAGGCTCAGATATTTTGTTATGCCCACAAAGCGAAACCTTTTTTAACTTGCAAGGTAAAAGCGCTCACGAATGGATTAGACAGACCTCTGAGCTGATTTCTGCTTATTCTGACAGGAACATAAGGGTTCACCACAAAAGCAACGGCAACAGGGCTGAAATTATGTTTAAACAGCAATTAAGAAATGTATGGGCGGTTGTTGTGCATTCGTCGATGGCAGGGGTTCAAGCAGTCATTCACGGCGTGCCTTGCTTTGCGACCGACCCCGAATCAACAGCGGCACGTTTTGGCTCAACAGATTTATCCCTAATTGAATCGCCAGTTAAACCAGAAAACCGCGAACACATGGCGATGGTGTTGGCCAATAATCAATTTACAATTTCGGAAATCAACTCCGGTTACGCTTGGGAGCAAGTTAAATGAAAGTATGGGAAGGGCTTTATTTGCCCGAAAACGAAACACACTTAGTCGATTGGATGAAAGCCGTTAAGCGTTATGTTGATGGCAAGCCCACATATCAGTACAGCAAGTATGCAGAATGTTTACGGATACTGGACAAAAAGCGTACAGCAATTGACGTGGGTGGCAACCTTGGGCTGTGGTCACGGGTTATGTGTTTGGACTTTGACAGCGTGCAAGCGTTCGAACCAGTCTCTGAGTACTGCGAATACTTTGTTAAGAACGCACCAATGGCAACCTTGCACAACGTAGCGCTTAGTGATGAAGAAATGATTATCACAATGGCTTGCGCTACTAACGGGTCATGCGGCGACACCGCACCGCAAGTTAACAAGCGTAAGGAAAAAGCCTTACAAGAAGTCGGCACAGTGTTACTAGATTCGTATTGTTTTGTGGACGTTGACTTTATAAAAGTGGATTGCGAGGGCTACGAGTACCACGTTTTGCAAGGCGCAGAGCAAACTATTCTAAGCAACAAGCCCGTTATTATCGTTGAGCAAAAGCCTGGCAAGGGTAAAAAGTATGGCTATGCTGATGACGAAGCAGTAAAGTATCTAAAGTATCTGGGCATGAAAATACACATGGTAATTTCTGGCGATTACATAATGAGGTGGTGAGTATGGGGTGGGGCGACGAACTAATGGCGGCTGGCGAGGCGATGAGTCTTGGCGGGGTAGTCGCTATCAAAGACAGGAACGGGAATATCCGCTGGCACGATGCTTGGGAAAACAATCCAAGCATTGCTAATCCTACAGATAAATACCAAAAGTTTATAGTTAATGCGCCGAGTGCTAGGCCATACGCTAAATCCGTTAACGCTCAGGCATGGGGCTGGCAAGCATATCGCCCAAAGCCAGCCAAGTTTTTCTTTAGCCCAGATGAACTGGACGAGATTGCGTATATAGAAAACAATTTTATTGTGGTTGAGCCACACTTAAAAGACAAGCAAGAAAGCGTAAACCGCGACTGGGGTTGGGATAACTTCGCCAAGGTCACGAGTTCTGTAGACGCTGACTGGGTGCAACTGGGCGCAAAAAAGCCCAAGATGCTACCTAATACTCGATGGATAAAAACGGCTACGCCTAGACTGATGGCTGCGGTTATGTCTAAAGCGAGGGCGGTGCTAGTGCCAGAGGGCGGGATGCACCACACAGCGGCGGCGCTTGGCATTAAAGGCGTGGTTTTGTTTGGTGGGTTTATTGCCCCGCAGGTAACGGGCTACCAGCTACACAAGAATATATTTACGGGCGGTGGTCTGGGATGCGGTAAACGGCTAAAATGTCAGCACTGCGTTGACGCTTGGGATAAAATAGACCCTGAGCGTATTATTAAGATCATGCGGGGTTTAAATGGTGGATAGGATAATAGAGGAATATAGTCCATGAACTATTTAATAAAGACAGTACAACCAACAAGCGAACCAGTTAGTCTGGCAGAGGCGCAGTTGCACCTCAGACTAGACACGGTTGGCTCGCCCCCTTCACACCCCGATGATACATTAGTACAAACCTTAATTAGTGCATCAAGAGAAAACGCCGAGCAGTACACGGGCGTGACAATTGCTCAGGCTAGCTACAAAGTCAAAAGCCCTGTTGTTAGTGAGCAGGTCAGCCTGCAAACGCACCCAGTCAACAGCATTGCCTCTGTAACCTACGAGGACAGCGATGGCGCGGTGCAAACCGTAAGCCCATCACTTTATACGTTAGACAACTTCCAACGCCCTGCGCGGCTTGTGTTCAAGTCTGATTCGCCAGGCTACGATTTGACCGTCAGCTTTACGGCAGGTTACACCGACGGCGAAAGCCCAAACCCATACCCTTGCCCTGCGGGTGTTAAAGCGTCCATTCTGTTAATGATTGGCAATTTATACGAAAACCGCGAATCAGTGTCCTCGGTTCAGTCTTACGAGCGTCCGCAGTCTGCTACTTATTTATTAACGCCCCACCGCATTAACATGGGGCTGTAATGAAGATTGGCAAACTCGACAAGCGCATTACGTTACAAAGCAGGTCGGCTACGCTTGACGATTACGGTCAGGAGTTAAACAGTTGGTCTGACATAGCCACCGTCTGGGCAAATGTAAAGCCTCTTGGTGGGCGTGAAAAATTGCGTGCGATGGCTGTTGAGTCATTGCTAACGCATACTGTAACAGTACGTTATAACGTACTTTTTTTACCGCCAGCGGTTGCGGACGCTCGACGCATTCGCTACGTTACACCAGCAGGAGTTCGGATATTTAATATCAATGCGGCGCAAGATTTAGATGAAGCGCGGAAGCACATCGTCTTTGACTGCACCGAGGACTCGGAGACTGGACAATGAGCCAAGAGATACAAATCAAAGGACTCAAAGAGCTAGACGATTTGATGAAACAGTTGCCAGCTAAGATTTACAATCGCGTATTGAAGGGTGGGATGCGTGCGGGTCAAAAGGTTTTGGCTGATGCGGCTAAGGGTTACTTGCAAGCTAACGGCTCGGTTGATTCTGGCGAGCTATTGAAAAGCATTAGGATTAGATTTAATCGGAAAAGCGAACGCTTTGGCTATGCTCGCGCTTATGTTATGGCTGGCAATAAAGAAGCCTATTACGCGCACATGATTGAGTACGGCACTGGCTCATACTACGCAGGCAACGGCACAAAGTCTGTCAAAGGGCCTTACGAAATACGGCCCAAAGGCGAAGGCAGTTTGCTTGTGGCTGGTATTAATAGAAACCTTGTGACGCATCCGGGCATTAAACCAAAGCCATTTATGCGTCCAGCAGTTGACAACTACACAGAAGCGGCACTTAATGCTGTTTTTAATTACCTGCAAAAAAGAATACCTAAAGAGGTATTGAAACTATGAACGCTGAAATCATTATTGCAAGCCTATTAAATCAGGCAGCCATAACCGCCTTGGTGGGAAACCGCAGGGCGATGACACAGTTGCCACAAAACAGCGCTATGCCTGCGCTTGTATATAATGTGATCGACGGAGTGCCTGAGCCTAATGTTGCGTACAATATTGGCGCACAAAGGGCATTTGCTCGTATACAAATAAATCCGTTGGGCTTAACAATTCCTGATGTAAAATCTATTCATGCGGCGGTTCGAGGTGCAATTGACTTCACTCACCAACAAATAGTCGCAGGTAAATTAGTAATTAGTTGTCGCTTTGATAACATGAGCGAAATGACTAAAGAGATCGACAGCGGCATTTATACTCAGCCAGTCGATTACATTCTGCGTTATTATGAGTGAAGCATTTATTATTTTTAGGGGATTACTATGACTGTATATACATCCGCAGGTACTACACTAACTATTTCGGCAAGTATTCCTGCCACGTTTGACGACTCTGGTTACGCTGCTGTTTTTGCCGAATCGCCTGGCCCTGCTGTTGTTGGCGAGATTACCGACTTGGGTGAGTTTGGGCGTGAGTTTGCGCTTGTAACGCATATGCCTGTCGGCTCGCGTGGCACGCAGAAATTCAAGGGTAGCTTTAACGAAGGCACTATGGCTTTGTCAATGGGTCTTGATACAGACGATTCAGGTCAGATCATTATGAAGACTGCATCTTTGTCAGACGCTAACTTTAGCTTTTTGGTTACGACTCAAAGTGGCGACAAGTATTATTTCCAATCCAAAGTTATGTCATTTAAAGTCAACGTTGCTTCTGTTGATTCAATCACGACAGCAACAGCGTCGCTTGAGTTAACCACGACAGCAGCAGGTGTTGGCATTATTGAAGTCTTAGCCGCGTAATGCGGCGCAGTAAAGTTCCGGCTAACAGTAGTCACCTTCCTTCGCTGGCGGGTGCTGCTGTTAGTTCGGATTCTCAGACCAGCGAAACTA